TGCACTTCAGGACCACGTAGTTAAAACTAAACAGTTTGAATTACTCCAGAAGCGTATGTCAGCCACTGCGTATAGAGAGTTGATTTCATTAGGTACGGACGTACCTGGAGTGATCAGCACAGAGTTAACCCGTATTAATTACAGGTCAACATAATAATAACCAATAACGAATGACGAAAGGAGGAATAACGATGTCAAACGATATTAGCGTAGTAACGAGCAAGGTTCCAGCTCATGTAAAATCGGGATCAAAACTAGGTAATGAGAATGTACAATCTGAACATATCTCAGTACCAAGGGTAAAGCTACTTCAGAAAATGAATAACGAAGTTGACCCAAATCATAGTGAGCATATAGAGGGCTGTAAAGAAGGCGACTTTATAAACACTGTGACTGGCGAAAACTACGGTTCATCTATGTATGTAGTCAACACTCACTTCAAAGAAGAGTTTGTTGTGTGGAGAAAGCGTGAAGAAGGTGGCGGTCTTGTAGGGAACTTCCCAACAAGAGGTGAAGCTGAAGACTATCTAAGTGAAAACAACTTAGAAATGGCTAAGCACGACATCACTCAAACGCAAATCCATACTTTACTTCGTTTGGATGATAAGACGTCAGAAGTATCTGATATACCTTTTCTATTTGATTGTGCTTCATCAAAGCTCAAAGTATCTAGAGAATGGAATACTAAGATAATGAAACAAGGTGGAGATAGATTCTCTTTCTTGTGGAAGATGTCTTCAGTCCCGCAAAGTAATGCAAAGGGCTCTTGGGTCAACATTGACATCACAGGTGTTGATTGGCTAAAAGACGAAATTTACCAACAAATAAAATCTTTCTATGAAAGAACGTTTGTTAAGTAAATAAGTACGTGCAATCCGGGTGCGACATTATAGGTCGCATCCACGATTGTGTTACACTTAATATGTGCGTGAAAAGGAGTTCATCAACAAAGTGCATCGACACTTACCTAAATCAATCTATCGTTGGAAAATTAACGACGCTTATCATGGCGGCGTACCAGACACATTTTACTCAGGCCGCAATGGTCATTGTTTTATCGAGTATAAATATAAAGAAAAATTACCTAAAAGAGATTCGTCTCAAATTATTTTGAACTTATCTCCCCAACAAAGAATATGGCTAACCCTTCAACATTCTAATAATGTTATATGTTATGCCGTGCTTGCCTCGAAAAATAAAGTTTTTGTAACCCAAGAATTTAATATGCCTGGCTTAACGCTAAAAGATTTTAATGAACAAAGTATTCCTTTTAAAGAATATATACAATTAATAGAAAATATAACTATAGGAGAAACAAATGACTGATTATGTAAACTCGCCACCTCATTATAATACCGGAAACGTGGAGTGCATCGTGGCAATAGAAGAAAGTATGACCCCAGAATCTTTTAAAGGATATCTAAAAGGAAACATCCAGAAGTATATGTGGAGGTATGAGGCTAAAAAAGGACTACAAGACGTCCTTAAAGCTCAATGGTACTTAAATAGGTTGATAAAAACACTAGAAAAAGAGCAATCAGTGTCTGACGCACAGGAAAGCCCGCCAGATAAATATTGATTTAGTTGGACCTACGGCCTTAGTTACCCTAACAAAACCTCATACAGAGCATTGTGTGAGGTCATTTTTTGCCAGCTTTCTTATTTCTGGCGAAAGAACGGTTTTTTGCTCGTCTAATTACTTTTAGGTTAGATTTCTTATTGTTTTTAGGATTTCCGTCTTTATGGTGAACATCATTCCCATCTCCCTTCTTAATTAACCCTAGCTTTTTTGCCATTCTATTAGCTGCATTACGCATTGCTCGCTTTTTTATTTGAGCAGGTTTGCCTTGGTAGTTCTTATATTCTTTTTTGTAGTCTCTTGCCATCTAAACAGTATACACCTTTAACTGTTCTTCTTTACCCTTTACACTTATAGTTCCAACATAAGTCATTTGGTCTAATACTTTGTCTGCGGTAGACTCTCCGATCAGTATATCTACCCCTGCATCCTTAGTAGCTGATTCTAACCGAGCAGCTACATTTACTGCGTCACCTATTGCTGAGTAATCAAATCTAGAATCGGAACCCATGTTTCCTATAATTGCATCACCAGTATTTAACCCTATACCTATTGCTATTGGTTCGGGTAGTTCTTTTTGTAGCATGCGAATAGCTGTACGCATATCTCGGGCACAGGCAACGGCACGTTTTTCATGTTCATCTAAATCGAGGGGGGCGTTAAAGATGGCCATACATGCGTCGCCTATGAATTTGTCCACCATACCACCGTGTGCCTGTATACATTCTACTTGTACGGTAAGGACCTTGTTCATTATGTCAGTTACTTGTTCTGGTTCTAGTTTCTCAGATAAATTTGTAAACCCTCTTACGTCAGTAAAAAGGAATGTGCATCGTCTTCTTTCTCCCCCGAGCACCAAGAGGTCTGGATCTTTTTGTAGTCGTGCAACCTGGCGTGGATCCAGGTAATGCCCGAACTGTTCCTTAATCTGTTGTCTAAGTTTATATTGTTCGCCAAAGCGCAACCAAAACTCTTGTACAGATATAAGTGTCATTGATACTATACTATAACTAAAGTCTATAAGTATATTATTTCGTGCAAACCATACAGCAGCTGCAACTTGCGCGCAGTATAAAAGCCCGACCCCCGCCATAGAACCTGCAACAGGTGAGAATCGTATTATAACTATTACTAATGACAAGACCCCTACTAATATAATTAATTCATATAATACAGAGGCCCCTGGAATTTGTGGTACATCCACAGTCATGCTTTCTGCTAAAGCTGCTTGTACTTGGTGTGGGTACTTTAGTCCTACGGGCGTTGCTATCTGGGGCATAACCCCCTTTGCAGTTACTCCTACAAACACAAACTTATCACGTACATTCATCTCTTCCAAGCTAGTGCTCGGAGTATCAATCCAAGATACCCACCTACGACCAATGCTATCTACAGGTATTTCTGAATAGTTAGGTATAGTAAGTTCTTCGATCTGACCTTGCTGTCCTTTAATAATGTACGTATCTGCACCGCTAATCATTTTAATAACTTGTACGCCAAAAGACGGAGTCCAACCATCTGGAGTCTGAAGCAATAAAGGTAAACGCCTGACTAAATTATCTACATCAGTACGTGCAACTGCTAGCCCCTGGTAGGCTGAGTCTGCTAGCACGGGCACATTTCCAACCACACCTTGTGAGGCAATACCTTGTATGGGTTCTCCATCTCCTAATATAACTGTGCCTGTAGTTGGAGCATAAGAAGTGCCCCCTTCAAACGTAGCAATAACACTCGGACCTTGCAATAAAGCATCTGCAAATGCCTGATCTCCACCGAATCTATCTGCTTGTGGAAACGCAACAACCCAACCAACACCTAACGCCCCTGCTTCTAATAAGTCTAATTGTATTCGTGCAAGGTCTTGTCGCGGGTAGGGCCAGCCGCCCGCAAGTGCTACATCTTCTTCTGTTATATCTAACGTGGTAAACCAGCCAGATGGATCTGGTGTCTGTACGAGTGCATCAAACGCTTTTAATTTAAGTATCTCTGTAGCTTGCCAGTTAAATAGTAACGGTATTGCTAACAAAGGTACGGTTATTAAAGAAATCCATTTCTTCATTTCCTACTCCTTAGTTCACTTGTTGAAAAAGAATGTTTACGGCTGGTGTAGAACACTTCATGCATACCTTTACCAGTAAACGGTTTGTCGGTGTAGTCTTCTCCTATAAACCTAATATCTATATAAGTACTGTTTAATAAATCTAACAGGCTCTTTTCTGTATCATAGGGTATAACTTTATCTATATATTTAACGGCTTTAAGTTGCACATATCTTTCGTATATAGATTGAATTGGCTGGTTTTTGTTTTGTCTGTCTATGCTTGGGTCTGTCTGTAGCCCTACTATTAGGTAGTCACAGTTGTCTTTAGCTTCCTTAAACATAACTACATGACCTGCATGTAATAAATCAAAAGCTCCGCATGTAAATCCGATCATCCTGATCCTTGTGTAATCTTTATAGTAGAGTCACCCCCACCGTTTACTAACACTTGTTGTGTCTTACCGTCCTGTAATAATATTATAGTATAGCCTTGCGATATATTTAAGGTCAACTTAGTAGCCTGGGTTACTGCTCTCTCTAAAATAAGAGTGTCGTCTTGTGTGAAAGTTGTTATCTGGGTAGTGAGATCTTGCCCGAACTTTGTACCTTGTACTAAAGAACCTACTGCTAAAGCTTGGTCCCCTAGAGTATCTAACTCTTGTATAACTGCAAGCAGGTCCTCAAAGAAGTTTACATCTAAATAGTTTATGTCGAGCTCGCTAAACTCAAGTGAATCTTCTGCTAAGTAATCAAACTCTAAGTCTTCAAACTCCAAATAATCTATATCTAATATAGCACCACTGTTTGCGGACGTTGTGGATATCTCTGTGGATAACTTTGATTCGTCCGGAGGGCTTACAATAAGCATGTTATCAATTATGTCTAATGTTAGATCTAGAATAACAGGTTTGCTTGGTGCGTTCTCAAATACATTTACAGTTGTAGCTTCATAAGGTTTGTTTAGTGTTACTGTACCCATTGCGGTAGTAACAAGTATCTCACCACTAGATATTCCGTTAGCATCTGGCAATAATATAATAAGTGATCGACCTAGCTCATCTACTGTACAAGTAAAATCTGTACCTCTAATTGCTATATCCGCAGTAGGTGTGCGTATAGATATATTACTTTTATTATTAAACTTGCCTGTTATAAAACGTGCTGTACCACTTGCAAACTTTAATGCCATCT